GACATAAGTAGTACATTAGCTCCTGGAACTAAGCATACTAATTGCCCGATGATATTTGAAATATATGTTTTTCCTTGTCGTCTAGATACTGCTGCAGTAACAAAACGATACTTAGGATTGTTGATAGCATTGATAATAGCTGTTTGAGAAGAATTAGGTTTTATGCCTAAAAGCTCCATATAGCCTTCAATAGGAAGCTTTATGAATCTATCTTCTGTAGGGTAGTCCATTAAATAATCTGGGACTATATCTGTTCTGCTTACTTCAATCAATGTATCAATTCGTTTTCAAATAGGTTAAATGGGTCACCTTCGTCTAAGAGTTCAAACTCATGACAAAGATTTAGTAGATATAAGTAAGCGGCAGATACTTTAGCAAGTTCTTTTTCTGCTACAGTTCTTTCCGCTCCTAGTGCTTTTTTATTGCTTATCTGTGATAGGTGTTTGGTAGAAGTTAACGCAGTTTCTTCTAACCACGCTCTTCTAACATCAATTTGTTTCACCTTTAGTTTTCTGTTATGCAACCAACGCCTAGTACTTCTGCGTGTGCAGCGAATACTTGGTCTGAAGCTTTTTTTGCAAGTATTACTACTGCTTTTGCATCTAATGATATAGTCGCTAGTGTTACATCTGCTGCGTTGGCTAATGTTACTAATCTGATAGTAGCACCAGAATTGAACAACCTTACGTTTGGTCCTCCACTAAAAGTGGACGCTGCTCCTACGGTAGTACCGCAAGCTTCTTGTACTCCTAATAATTTAATACTCATTCTATTTCTCCGTTAATAAGGCTATATTGCCTTCTTTTCTAAGTGCTTTTGTAGTCGCACTTTATTGTGAATTGTTTTTGGGGAATGGAGTAATACTTGTAGTTTCTTACTCCACTCTAATCTCTGGTGGTACTTTTCTCGTATAGTTGAGATAAGTGTTAGTAGCAAATCAATGTCTTTCGATATNTCTTTGCGGTGCAGACTCATTATCCTATATTATCTGTAGTGATTTTTACTTTCTGTTTGGCTGCTATCATTTTGTCTTTGATATCTACGTTGCCGTCCCAGTTTTTATCCTCACCCTTTATAATATTCCATACTTTCTTTAAAAAGTCTTTCATTACCATTTTACCTTGTTAGCCCAGTATGCCGCTGACATTTTGCCTTTAGCTATATTCTTGGCGTGTCTCGCTTTGAAAGATTTTCTCTTTGCTTTCGTTTTAGCTGAGTCACTTGCTTTAGGCTTACCTGCGGTCTTGGCTCCTTGTTGTCCAAAGCGAATAGTCTTTATTTTCTTTCCAGACTTCGCTACAACTATGTGTGATTTTTTCCTGTGGCTAGGAGTTCTTTTAGGTTTATTAAACCCACTAACTCCTGCTCTTTTTAGCCGTCCGTCTCTTTTTTTGGTTTTTCTTTTTACTGCCATTTTCTATAAACATTTTGCTCAATGTGCCCCACATTTGTTTGTGAGTGACCATTATTTTATCGATAAGTTTCTCCTATTTTTTTCTTCTTACCTTTCTTCTTGTAGCAGTTCTAACTCTAGTAGGTTTTCCACCAACTCCTTGTTTTACTGCTCTTTTTCTTCGCACTGCTGACCGTATCTGAGATTTACTCATGCGTGCAGCTTTAGAAGCTGGTACGCATTTAGGATATCCCTTTCGGCTTTTCTTTGCTTTGGAACGTCCACAAGCAGGATATTTACCCTTCTTCTTTTTTGCTCCAATGTTTACCCACTTTTCACCAAACCATTTTTTTAATCCAGTTTTAGCCACGTCTGTACTTACCTCCTGCTGCCTTGTATTGTTTTACAAGTGATGCATTTGCGTATGCACTAGGGTAGACTTTAAACTTTCGTTTAACTTTAGCTTTTACCCTTGCGTACAGTTTTTTATTAGTAGGTATATTTCTTTTTTTGGCGGTTGACTTCTTTCTGCGCTTAGCAGCCATGATGTCTCATGCCTTTTTTCTTTTTACCTTTTCCTCTTTTCTTAGGTCTTCCGACCTTTGAACCATAAGTTCCTTTACCTTTTGGCATAGTTTACTCCTTTAGTGCTTTTTCAGCCTCGACTTTTGAGTCAAATTTTAAAGTTTTTCCGTTCTTTATGAAACACCAGTGCTGTCTTTTTTGAAAGATTGGTGAAGATACTTTTTCTGATGTCGGGGATACCTGTTTGGTATCTGTGCCAGCTATATCTTTTTTAGTGTAATTTTTTTCCATTATGATTTCCTATTGCATTGACAATAACTGCCAAATTATTCCTGCGGCTGCGCAAAGGCCTGTACCACTAGCTGCTATAAGTATAGTTTCTAATCTATTTATACTAGTGTCTTGTTTGTCGAACCTTATTCCGCTATCCTTATCTACTTGCTCTATTCGATTAAAGATAGTTTTCCAACGTTCCGCGCAGATAGCCTCGTGTTTTGCTAATTCTGCGGCCACTTCGTGCGCTTCCATGTTTTTCTCCCTTGAACACCTGAAATTATTTTTTCATATACAAAGAATTATACCAAAACTGGAGAAGAAAGTCAAGATTTATTTTTCAATGGTATAAATTTTAACTGGTTCGGACTTTCCTTTTACCGTAACCTCGTCTAAGAATTTGTAGTCAAATCCGTCAACTAAACTGTGTTCGGATATTATTAAATCTGTATCATACTCCTTACAACTAGACTCTAGCCTTGCTGCAAGGTTAACTGCATCCCCGAGTACACTATAGTCAAAACGACTGCTACTACCAAAGTTACCGACAACACAGAGTCCAGAATTGATTCCTGCTCCTGTATGTATTTGGTCCAGTCCTTCTTCATCAAGTTCTTCATTTAGTTTTCCTAGTGCTATTCTCATTTCTATAGCTGCTTCTGTGGCTTTTCGTTCTTGTTCTTCAATATCTAGTGGAGCGTTCCAGAAAGCCATAATGCAATCTCCCATGTACTTATCAATAGTACCACCGTGTTTTAGTATAATTTCTGTTTGGTTGTCGAGAAAACGATTAATGAGCAAAGTAAGTCCTTGAGGATTTGTTTGGTATTTTTCTGAAATCGGTGTGAATCCTCGAATATCAGAAAAAAGAAAAGTCATACGTTTTGTCTCCCCACCCAATCTCAGTAATGTTGGGTCGTCCTGTAATTTTTTTACTAAGTCGGGACTAACATACGTTCCAAATTGTTGTTTAATTTGCAATCTCAAGAAAAACTGTGTAATGAAATTACGGAATGTGATAATAGTCCAGAATAAAAATCCGAGTAAAATAGTTGCAGAAGCGTCATACAAGTAAGAAGATTCGATTAATCGTAGGGATAAGTAACCTTGCCCTACTATCAGGGCAACCAGCACAGGCACGCTAAAATAGACGCTGCGGCCTGTCATAAGTATTAAAAGCAGACTCGCAAGTAATATTCCTAGCTCTGCAGACAAAGCCCATGCTGGTTGACTAAGTGACTTTCCTTCGATTAAATTGTGTAGTACATTTGCTTGTACTTCATGAGGATATTTTGGTCCTCCTGCAGTAGGTACTGGATTTACCACTCCTTCTGCTGTAACTCCAAATATAACAAACGGAGCAGGTATTGGGTCTGCCATATACTCTGATGCCGATTGTCTGTAGAAAGATACATTGGAGTTTATCCATATTCTTCCATTTGGGTCTGTGTTTATAGGATTATAGTTTGGTATACGTATCCACTCTACTCCTTGACCAGTCTTAATTTGATAGCTTGGGTCGCCAACAGCAACTCTCAACATCTCTAAACTAAACGAAGGATAAATTTTATTTCCTGAACCTACGACTAGCGGCAAACGCCTTACGACGCCGTCTAACTCCGGACTTGCATTTATTAATCCCACGCCTTCTGCGTTTTGCTGTAAGATGGTCAATTGTCTCAATATTCCTGGGTACTTCGTTATCCATGGTAAAGGGTCTCCTCCTAGTTGAGCAGTACCTACATGAGGCCCTGACTCAGATGCTTGTGTTGAAGCTGTGTAAGCTAACACGGTTGGTTTATTTTGAAGAGCATACGCCAGTCTAAGGTCGTTTTGCTCATCTCGTAAATCTGCATCTGGCATAAGTAAGGTCAAACCCGGTACTCCTGCTGTTCTTTCTATCATGGTTGCGAATAGACTTCTTGGAAGAGGGTATCCTCCATAAGCTTCTACAATTTCTTCGTCTAGGTCGACAAGAAGTATATTCTCATTTTGAACTGAGTCTTGAGTTGACATCAAGTAGTCAAACGTATTCAGTTCTAGTATTTGTAAAGGTGACGGATTCCACACTAGTATTGCTAGTAGTGAGAGTCCTATAAGTGGATTTATTAATTTAGTCATGTTTATTTATTTGATATAAATTATTAAGTACTGCAAAAGTTAAAGTTGTATTTAATGCGTTTATATACCACTGGTCTTCTGGGTGCTCACTAAAAATTCCTAGATGACGTAGTGCGTATATTGATAAAGCTTTTTGTACAAATAAGTGTTCAGCTTTTGGTATATCAGGAAGTAGTATGTTTGACTCTCTTAAAGTGTTTCTATTTTCCATAGCATAAAGAGTAGAGGCAGAATCTAGTATATTTATTACTAAAAAATATTTATGTTTTGGGTTTTCTATATTGAACTTTACATTACGTTCAAGATTCATTATACTTTTTCCATCTTCTTCTATTTGTCTAAAGTCAAAATCTGTTTCTGGAAGAGTCAAGTCTAGTTCTTCTGCTTCCAGCCCCATACTGATTCCCCAAAAGGAAAAAAGCATAAAGCCAAATACACATCCTTGGATTATAGATGCCCAAAATATTTGTTTCATTGGGT